ATCGTTTCTTCTGACGTTGCTTCTGCTATGGCAATGGCTGGTGTATTATCTTATACTCCTGCTCTCCAAGCTGACTTGCAAGTAGATGATACTGGTAACACATTTGCTGGTATGTTACATGGCCGTATCAAAGTGTACATCGACCCATACTATGGTGGTTATACATCTAACCAAGAATTAGTAACTATCGGTTATAAGGGTTCTTCTCCTTATGATGCTGGTATTTTCTATTGCCCATACGTTCCTCTCCAAATGGTTCGTGCAGTTGACCAGTTCACATTCCAACCTAAGATTGGTTTCAAGACTCGTTACGGCATGGTAGCAAACCCATTTGCTGCTGGTTTGAATCCTAATAGCGGTATTATTCAACCACGTAGTAACGTATACTATCGTATCTTTGGTGTTAAGAACTTGATGTAATAAAGAAACCAACTAAGATTGGTATTTCAAAGACCACCTTCGGGTGGTCTTTTTTTGTACCTAAATAGTTATATGGTCGCAACTACAAGATTACCTTCTAATACTAATTACTTACAACCAACCAAATATGTGTTGCAGTTTGACCGTATTGGTTCGGTTCAATACTTCTGCCAAACAATAAACATACCTGGTATGAGTTTGGGTCAAGCATCTTTTAGTAATCCTATGATAGATATTCCTATTGCTGGTAATAAACTAACATATAACCCATTAAATATTGAATTTGCTATTTCAGAAGATTTGGATTCTTGGAATCAATTACAATTATGGCTTCGTTCTATTGCTTCACCATCAAGTATTGCCGAAAGAAATCAATTAACAGCGTTACAGAATAATTATAAAACTTCAAAACTTACCAGTTATTCTGATGCCACATTAACAGTTCTTTCAGCATTAAATAATCCAATACTAAGAGTTCAATTTTACAATACTTTCCCAACTTCATTATCAGACATTTTTTTTGATACAAAAGACTCAGCAGATACCATTATCACAGGTAATGCAAGTTTTTCTTTTGAATATTTTGATTTTCTCCCATTGTAATACAGGCTTGCCACAGTAACATAGTTTATGTTATAGTGTAATATTAACGTTAATTTATTGAATATATTATGGAAACTTTAGAACAAGTATTGGAAACATGGAAATCAGACGCAGATATTGACCAGACAGAACCTGGCAGAGAACTGTTGAAGATTCCAAAATTACACAACAAATATATTAGCATATTAGTCAAACATAAAATGGCTGCCAAGAAGGCACATTTTAATTATCTCCGTATGCGTAAGATTAAAATTGACTATTATGGAGGGCGCCTAAGTAAAGAAGAACTAGAAGAACATGGATGGGAACCATTCCAATTTGTTCTGAAATCTGATGTGACGGCTTATCTAGAAGCAGATGATGACTTAATCAGACTGCTTGAAAAGAAAGTATATCATGAAGAAACGGTATCTGTAATTGAATCTATATTAAATGAATTGAAACAAAGAACATGGCAAATTCGTGATTTTATATCTTGGGAACGGTTTATAGGTGGACAATAACGAACATATAATAATCTCTAAAGTAAATGAGGTATACTTAAAAATAGAGTGTGAGCGTTCTATTGCTCGAGAATTACACGAACACTTTTCTTTTTTTGTACCTGGTCATACCTTTGTTCCTGCCTATCAAAGTAGATTATGGAATGGTAAAATATATCTATTTCATCTACACAATTCACAAATCTATATTGGTCTACTTCCTTATCTTGAAAAATTTTGTAATGATAGAAAATATACCTATACACACGACATTGTAGATGATGATTATCCACTCTATCATGCCAATAAGTTTATTGAAGATTTAAATATTCAATCTAAGAGTCAATCAATAGAGGTTCGTGAACATCAAATTAATGCCTTTGTTCACTCTATGCGTAAACGTAGAGCGTTGTTGGTTTCACCGACAGCATCAGGTAAATCTCTTATCATCTATTTAATTTTTCAACAGTTATACAAATATCAAAATCTCAAAGGTTTAATCATTGTACCAACCACTTCTTTAGTGGAACAATTATACACCGATTTTGAAGATTATGCAAATTCTTCAATGAAATCTTTAGTACATAAAATATATCAGGGAAAAGAAAAAGAGTCAAGCCTTCCCTTAATTATTTCTACATGGCAATCTATCTACAAACAACCTAAAGAATATTTCCAACAATTTGATTATGTCATTGGTGATGAGGCACATTTATTTAAAGCACAATCAATGACAACAATTCTTACTTCTTGTATTAATGCCAAATACCGTGTAGGTCTTACAGGAACATTAGATGGTACAAAAACACATCAACTTGTATTAGAAGGTTTATTTGGGCCTGTAAACAAAGTAATTACTACTAGACAGTTAATTGATAAACAACAGGTATCTGATTTTCAAATTAAATGTTTGGTTCTTAAACATCCAGATGAAAAATGTAAAGAGTTAAAAGATAAAACATATCAAGAAGAAATTCAGTATCTCATTTCAAATGATGCCAGAAATAAATTCATTAAAAATCTGGCGGTTAGCCTAGGTAATAATACATTAATTCTCTATCAAATGGTTGAAAAACACGGGCAAATCCTGTATGATATCATAAGAAATACAGAAAAGATAGGCAGCAGAAAGGTATTCTTTGTTCACGGAGGAACTGATACTGCTGATAGAGAAGAAATTAGACGAATAATGGAGATTGAACAAGATGCAATTGTCGTGGCAAGTTATGGTACTTTTAGTACAGGTATTAATATTCGAAATCTTCATAATATTATATTTGCTAGTCCGTCTAAGAGTCGTGTCAGAAACTTACAATCAATTGGTCGTGGATTACGTCAAGCTGAAGGTAAAGAACAGGCAGTCCTCTATGACATCGCAGACGACCTTATCTGGAAAAAACATATGAATTATACGTTAAAACATTTCATCGAAAGATGTCGTATATATACGGAAGAGCAGTTCCCATTTAAGGTTTATAAGATAGGATTAAAAAATGTTTAGCACACAAATAATAAAATTATATAATGGGGAAGATTTAATAGCCAATGTGGATTTATCCACAACAGGAAAATCTTATATTTTAGAAGAACCAATGAAATTCTTTGTAGATTTCCGTAATGGAAATGCTTTGGTGATGCAACATTATTTACCTGTTCAATTAGTAAAAGAAAATAGTGTTTGTATTAAAGAAACAGATATTTTAGCCATATTGAATCCTGATGAAGAATTTATTGAGTATTATCAACACACGATTGAAAAGATTAAAAGATTGATGCAAGCTAAAGCAGATATTGCTGAGATGTCAGATGAAGAAATTAACCATATTATTAACGAATTTGAAATGGAAAACAATGAAACAGGAATATTACATTAATATCAATCTCAAAGCGGGACATACTCGACTATACTCACTTGTCAAGCGTTTGTCAACAACTTTAGGTGGTAAACATGGCGACTAAACAAAAACATTATATTAATAATGCTGATTTTCTTAAAGCTTTAATAGACTATAAAGATAAGTCTGAACTAGCGAAGAAAGAAAAACGACCACCTCCTGCTATTCCAAATTACATTGGTGAGTGCTTCATGAAGATTGCCGAAGGTTTATCTCATAAGCCAAACTTTATTAACTATACCTATCGTGAAGAAATGATGTCTGATGGTATTGAAAACTGTTTAATGTATTTTGATAATTTTGATCCTACTAAATCAAATAATCCATTTGCTTACTTTACACAAATTATTTACTATGCTTTTTTAAGAAGAATACAAAAAGAAAAGAAACAATTATATGTTAAGTATAAAGCTACTGAACAAATGGGTATACTAGATGAGTTTGAAATGTTAGAGTTTGAAGATGGTACAACAAAACAATTTGAATTGTATGATAACATTTCCGAATTTATTGAAACTTACGAAGATGCCAAAGAAGCTAAGAAATTGGTAAAAAAACCAAAAGGGATTGAAAAATTCATTGGTGAATGATATAATAGAAAATTATGAAAACAGCGATTATAACAGACCAGCATTTTGGAGCAAGAAATGACTCCATCCATTTTTTAGATTTTTATGAAAAGTTTTATAAAGAAACTTTCTTTCCTAAACTATTAGAAGAAAAAATTGATACCGTTCTTATTCTTGGTGATACATTTGACCGTAGAAAATACATAAACTTTTATTCATATAAACGTGCCAGAGAAATGTTCTTTGACAAATTGTTTTATTATAAGATGAATGTGTTTATGCTGGCTGGTAATCATGATACTTATTTTAAAAACACTAATGATGTTAACTCTGTTGAACTATTGTTAGGTGAATACAATAATATTGTTGTCATTGATAAACCACAAGAAGTTTATGTTGGTGATACAAAAATATTAATGTTACCTTGGATTTGTCCTGAAAATTATGATAAATCAATGTGGTATATTAATGAGTCTGATGCCAAACTTTGTATGGGTCATTTAGAAATTGATGGTTTTGTTATGCACCGTGGAATGGTGGCAGAAGGAGGATTAAATCGTGAAATTTTTGGCAAATTTGATATGGTCTTTTCTGGTCATTACCACCATCGGTCTAGTTCAGATAACATTCATTACCTTGGGAATCCTTATGAGCTTACCTGGCAAGACTATGGCGATACTAGGGGGTTTCATATTTTTGATACTGACACTTATGATTTGGAGTTTATCCCAAATCCGAACTTAATGTTTCATCGTATTATCTATGATGATAAAAAAGATTCTATCACAGAAGTTACAAATATGGATTTAACAAAGTATACCAATACGTATGTTAAAGTTGTGGTAATCAATAAAACTAATCCATTTCTGTTTGACCGTTTCATGGAAAATATTTACAATGTTAATCCAATCGATGTTACCATTGTTGAGGACCATACAGACTTGACAGAAGGTGTAGAAGATGATACAATAGACCAAGCACAAGATACAATGACGATTATTGAGCATTTTGTTGATGGTATTAAAGAAGAACATATTAATAATGATAAGCTGAAAACTGTAATGAAAGAACTTTACGTTGAAGCGTTGAACCAAGAACAGGCATGATTATATTTCAAAAACTCCGATGGAAAAACATTCTTTCCACCGGTGCTAGTTTTACCGAACTTGACTTAACGAAATCACCAAACACACTTGTTATTGGTAATAATGGTGCGGGCAAATCAACCATGTTGGATGCTTTGTGTTTTGGTTTGTTTGGTAAACCATTTCGTAAAATCAATAAACCCAATTTATTAAATTCTATCAATCAA